ACAACACCACCACCGACGCCATCCTGGCCGGCGTCCGGAAGTCCGTGACCCTCGAGGTCGAGGTGGACACAGGGGATCACACGTACGCTCTGGTCGACGATACGCACGTGGTCGCCTTCGTCCAGATGGCCGCCCCCGTAGCTGTCGACGATGGGTTCCGGTACGACCTCGAGTCCATCGAAGCCACGTCCGCCACACTTCACGCCCTGGACGCTGACGAGATCGGCCCGTTCCTGGAAGGGGTGCGGGTGTGACGATCGCCACTTCGTTCCGTCGTCTGAACAAGGTCGAGGTGGCGATCGAACACGCCGCCGCGGTTCCCGAGTTCGCGTCCATGATGCGAATGGAGCGCCGGCTACACGAAGCCATGCTGGGGGAGTGGACCGAACGGTCGAACGTAGCGATCGCGAAGATGGTCCGCGCCGCCCCCGCCACCCTGACCCCGACCTTCCTCGAGTCGGTCCCGGGTCGGTTGATCTCCGGGTTCGGGAAGTCCTGGCCGACGAAGTCCCTGAAGGGCCTGATGGGCGACGTGGTCGAAGACACGTACAAGCTGGCCCAGCAAGTGATCGGGAAGAAGGCCGACGGGAAGAAGGGGTACCAGAAACCCCTTGTGTTCAAGGTGGACGCTAGCCCCGCGATCGCCGGTGCGTTCAGCGTCCTCGACGAAGAAGCCGTGGCCGCCCTGACCGACTCGCAAGTGTTCTGGCTGGGACAGCACTTCGACGCCACCACCACCGACGCCATCCGTGACGCCGGGTGGATTGACCTGGCCGGACGGTCCGGCGTCGAAGCTGGGGAGGCCCTTCGACGTGCCGCGGAAAAATCCTTCGGGGTGGGCCAGTTCGCCGCGCACGGGAACGCGTACTTCGACGGGGTAGCGATCAACGCCGCGACCACCGCCCGTGTCACCGGGTCCATCTTCGAGATGAAGGACATCGGGATTACCCGGTACAGAGTGGTCTCCGTTATGGACGAACGGACCACACCGATCTGTGAACACCTGGATGGGAAGCTGTTCAGCGTCGACAACGCCGCCGCGCGCATGGACAAGATCCTCGGGGCCGGATCACCGGACGCCGTGAAAGAGCTTCACCCGTGGCACCCCCACGACTTCCTCGACGTCCTGGGGGACGAAGGGGTCGACATTCAGGTGGGCGTATCGCTGTCCACTTCGGATTCCGTTAAGACTGCGGAGGCGGGGTTCGGCTTCCCTCCGTATCACTTCGGGTGTCGTACCACCGTCGACATCGAGTAGGATCGCACCATGACCACGCAACCTTCCGCCCTGTACGACGTCACCGTCACCGTTCCACTGATCAAAGTGGAAGACGAAAAGCACCTGGTGACGGGTGTGGTTCTCGAACCCGACGAGGTCGACGCCCATGGGGACTTCGAGAAGGCCGACACCATCCAGCGCGCCGCGCACAAGTTCCTAGCCGACTTTAATACCCGGACAAAGCTGGGTATTCAACACTCGATCTTCGGGGACATCGGGGTCGACCTGGTGGAATCGTTCGTGGCCCCGATGGACATGGTGATGGGCGGCCACCTCGTGAAGTCCGGATCCTGGGTCATGGTTGTCAAGGTGATCGATGACGTGATCTGGCAGGCCGTGAAGTCCGGCGCTATAACGGGGTTCAGTATTGGAGGCGTTGCAACCGTCGCCGGCCCGGCCTAGACTGTCAACGCCATCCCCCCTTTCAGGGTACACTGTGATCGATGCCTGAAGCCCCCGCCACTACCGCCCCCCGCGAACTCCTCGAGCTGGACGTGGGGGAAGTGTCCATGGTTGACGCCCCCGCCATCCGTCGGAAGTTCGTCATGGTGAAGCAGGCAACGCCCGCCGCCGCGCCGGAAGCCCCGGCGACCACCCCGGCGCCTGTTGCGCCTCCTGTCACCGGAGAGAACACCGTGGATGACGACAACGAACTGATCGCCGCTGATAGCGATGTGGCGAAGGCCCTGTTCCCCATGCTGACCGCACTGGCGAACGAAAAGATGAACGCCCTGGTGGAAAAGGTCGCGTCGATTCAGACCGCCCTGACCGCCGGAACCCTCACGAAAAAGGACGCCCGCGAGATGTTCAGCGGTTTGTCCTCGCTTCTGTGGGGTGCAGAGGATGACGTGATCTCGATCTCGAAGTCCGCCGGAACTCCTGTCGCACTGGACACCGTCCAGAAAGCGAAGCGAATGACAGCCCGCCGTATTGGTGAGCTGAAGGCCGCACAGGATCAGATCACCTCTCTACTCTCCGAATTGGAGGAGGAAGTCATGGCCGACACCCAGAAGACCGAAGCGGGGGCCGGAACTGCCGACCTCACGAAAGCGATCACCGACGCCGTTCAGGCGGGACTTACCGCCGGCCTCGAGCCCGTGAACAAGTCGATTAATGATGCCGGGACCCGTCTCGACGCCATCGACGCCCGCATGACGAAGATGGAAGAGGCCGCACCCGCGACCACGACCACCGACACCACGAAGGCCGCGCCGAAGACCGAGACGACCGCAGTGGCGAAGGCCATCACGGACGCCCTGGCTCCGATGGCTAAGTCCCTTGAGGACATCGGCCAGCGTCTCGACACCATCGAGTCGACCCCCGCCGCCGGTGGGGACGATGAGACCGACAGCACGACCGCGGACACCGAGGTCGCGAAGGCGGGTTCTCCGCGTTTCTGGGCCGGCGCCGGCGTCAGCCCCCGGTCCTAGCGGTCCGGGTCCACACCCTCTTCACGAACACATTCCGCGGGTGACCCCGCACACCCGATCCGGAGGATCAACCAATGACGAACACAGCCCTGATCGCCATGCTGGTGTCGAAGGGGGTCATCACCACGACCGATCTCGGCACTGGTGGGGCGCTGAACGACAAGCAAGCGGACCGATTCATCGACTTCGTGATCGACGAGACCAACCTGAAGCAGATGGGTCGAGTCGAGAGGTTCCGCAACGAGAACATGAAGGTCGACAAGATCGGCGTTCACTCTCGCGTCACCGTCCCGGCCGAGGAAGCCCGGGACCCATCCGTCCGTCGCGGTGTCACCACGAGTCAGGTTACCCTGACCCCGACCGAGCTGATGACCCCGTTCGAGCTGTCCACCAACTTCCTCGAGAACAACATCGAAGGGGAAGCCGCCGAGGACACCGTGGTCCGCCTGATGGCGACCCAGATGGGGAACGACGTCGAAGGCTTGTACATCGAGGGCGACACTGTCGGCCGCGCTGCTCTCGAGTCCGACATCTACGAAGGCGGGTCTTCGACGCAGTACATCAAAGATTCGCTGATGGCGAAGTTCGATGGCTTCCTGCGTCAGGCCGACAGCGCCGCACAGGTGGACATCGGTGGTTCGCCGATCTCGCCGAGCGTGTTCTCCCAGATGCTACAGAGCATGCCGAACAAGTTCCGCCGGAACCGGAAGGACCTGGTCTTCCTGGTCCCCGACGACCTGGAACAGCAGTACCGCGAACGGGTGTCCACCCGCGCCACGGGTGCCGGTGACTCCGCCCTGAACGGTCAGGCGAACCTGACCCCGTTTGGTGTCGAGATGACGCCTGTGTCCCTGTTGCCGTTCAACCCGACCGTGGTGGAACACATCACCTTCACGGGTTCCGGCTCTACGGTTTCCCTCCGATACGACAACCTCGTGGCCGCGTCGATGATCGTGACCCCCACGACCCTCGCAGCCACGCCCAGCACGCCGCACGTTCTGACCACCGACTACACGGTGGACTACACGGCCGGCACGATCACCCACGCGGGTGGTGGTTCCGCCATCGGTGCCACGGCTACCGTGAAGGTCACGTACCAGAGCGGTCCCCAGATCATCCTGACCCCGCGCTCAAACATCATCTTCGCCATCGGTCGGGACATCACCATCGAGCGCGACCGCGACATCTTCGCGCGGATGAACCAGTGGGCGATCACAACCAAGGTGGACGTGGTCTTCGAGGAGGTCACCGCCGTCGTCAAGGGCTACAACATCGCGTCCTCGCTCTAGCGTGACCGCGCCTGATGTTCTCTGAAAAGGCGGTCCCCCCCCCTCCGGGTGGCCGCCTTACTTGTTCCAACCACCATCCATGACTTGACCAAGAGGCACAACATGGCGAAGCGATACACAGCAGAACTGAAAGCGGGAACCACACTGATGCGGAAGGGCGTTCGACATCGTCGTGGCCTGGCCATCGGAATCGATCCGTCGGAGGTTCAGAGCTACCGGAACAGCGGTCGGTTCGTCGTGTCGGAGGTCGATGACCGCCCACGCCCCCAGAGTGCCGAGGGAGGCCGCCGGCGCCGTAGCCGGGCCGAGACACGGTCCAGGGAGGTCGAACGCGCCCAGACCGCCCCTGTGACGCCGCCAGCCCCCGCACCGAAGGCACCCGCCCCCGCATCGAAGCCTGTGTCCTCCGAACGGCTGGCGAAGCTGGCC